ACAGCTTCTTGTTCTTATAAGAGTAGAGATGTAAAAGGATTTACATGTACTCCAGAAATTGCACCTCCGATAGCGAGGAGTGTAGACCGTGACTCTGGCACCTTTGGTGTGGAAAGAGTTTCTTACGGCGATGTCGAGATCGCTTCAGATGTCGGATGGGACGTTTACAAACGTGTCACCGATGGTATTGTAAAATTACTCGATGCTACGGGACTTCTTCATGGATACAGCTTCAACTCTTGGAGTGATGTTGTAACCTACGACAATGCGTTCGTTGAAGAGTGGTTAAATTCACCTCAAACCTCCCTTTACTACTCTTTACAGGTAATGGGAAACACGCAAGATAAGACAGACGCTTACGCTGCTCTTGATCAAGACGAAGTTGATGATTACTTGAAAGACATTTTAAATGATCCTATCAACTGCGATTGCCAAGAATAATGAAAACGAACCCTTATGATAAACTCCTTAGTAGGAAAAGAAAATGGACGCCAGTCAAGCCAAAGGCTGGTGTCTTTAAGAACGGAGCCGAAGAAGCCATCAGACGTTGCCTCGCAATACGTCATATGGAGTTACCTGTCGGTGAGTTCATTAAAGAAGGTCTTGAAAAGAACGTTCCCGAAAACGCTAGAACATTACTAATAGATAATGTTGTAGACGAGATACGTCACGATCAAGCTCTACAATATATAGTTGATGCACATGGTGTAGATGCTAAATCAGAAAACGAAGCTATGAGGTTAAGAGATGCTTGGATTGAACACCCAGACCATACTATCACAAAAGCCTTGGTTGCAGAACGAGCTATATTCTTTGTTCTACTTCCTTTCTTTCGCTTTACTGGTGACGCTGCTCTCAGAACAGTATCAGCTGATATATCCAGAGATGAACAGATCCACGTTGCGACAAATAGTCTTGTATGTACTGAGCTGGGTCTTGTTCCTAGTAATTCTTTGGACAAGCTTCGGAAAGCAACTATTAACTGGGTATTTCAACCCTTAGGCAACAGTCCCGATAGATATCTGGACAAAAAATTTTGGCTGGATTCCAGCGACCGACTTATGTATGAAGGTAAAGCTCCACAGCTTTCTGAGACACAAGCCGGCAGGATGCCAGCGTTCTTTGAACATTCTAATGTCAATCTCCCTCAATACTCTTAAGTTACACAACGAACGAGTGGAGGAGTTGCTAAAGAAAGTGGAAGATAATTTCCAATGGCAACCCGTCCACCCCAAGGAGGAATTAGCCTCCATCATGTACCGTGCTGGCCAAGCTAGTGTGGTAGAATATATAAAACATCTAATAAAGGAAGAAGAATAATGTGCGTAGGCGGATTATTTGGCGGCGGTAGAAAACCAATGCCACAACCACAAAGACAAGCACCTGCTCCAACGATGCAAGCAGCTGCACCCCCACCAGAAATGGTAAGTCCTGAAAGAATTAAGGAAGAAGAGGGTGATGAGGATAAACTATCCACTAAGAAAAAGAAAGCTCTCGAGATTAAGAAAGTTAAAGAAGGTGTTAAAACCTTTGGAGCTATTAATCCAGCATCATTACCTGACACACCAAGTGGCGGTGTCAATACCCCATAGGAGATAGTTATGTGTTTAGGAGGAGGCGGTGGATATACCCCACCACCAATGAAACAGGCTCCAGCTCCACAGCCGGGACCAGCATCACCAAATGATATGGTGAACAATCAACAGATTCAGAATGCAAATGACAGATCTGACATGGAAGGGAATCGTAATGAGTATGACCCTAAACCAAAGGCAGGACAAAATTTGCCAACTAACAAAAAATCTGATTTGAAAGTTCAACAATTAGGAACAGGAATTAACTTATAATGAAAGCACGTGATAGATACAATCAACTAACCGTAGGTAGAAGACAGTTCCTTGATACCGCAGTTGAATGTTCAAGATTAACGTTGCCTTATTTAATACAAGATGATCTGACTTCACGTCCCACTCATCAAAAATTATTTACACCGTGGCAATCAGTAGGTAGTAAGTCGGTTGTCAATTTGGCAGCAAAACTTATGCTTGCATTGATACCTCCACAAACAAGTTTTTTCAAACTACAAGTTAGAGATGATAAACTTGGTGAAGAGTTTCCACGTGAAGTAAAAAGTGAATTAGATTTATCCTTTGCCAAGATGGAAAGGATGGTCATGGATTATGTTAATGCCTCTAGCGATAGAGTTGTAGTCCATCAGGCATTAAAACATTTAATTGTGTCTGGTAACGCATTAATATTTATGGGCAAAGATGGTCTCAAGAACTATCCCCTCAACCGCTTTGTAGTAAACAGAGATGGTAACGGGAACGTCGTAGAGATTGTCACAAAGGAACTAATTAGTCGTAAGATGCTTGGTATGGATCTCCAAGTAGCTATGCCAAACTCTCCCGGAGACGATGGCCATAAGACAGGATCCGATGATCAAGACGTAGAAGTGTACACTTACGTCCGACTCGACAATGGTCGATGGGTATGGCATCAAGAAGCATTCGATAAGATACTCCCAAACAGTCGTAGTACTGCTCCAAAAACCGCAAATCCCTGGCTCTGCCTGAGGTTTAACGTGGTGGACGGAGAAGATTACGGTCGTGGCAGGGTTGAAGAGTTCCTCGGCGACATCAGATCGCTCGAAGGTTTGTCTCAGGCTATCGTAGAAGGCTCTGCAGCAGCAGCTAAAGTAGTCTTCCTTGTATCACCATCCTCGACAACCAAACCAAAGACTATAGCCGATGCTGGTAACGGAGCGATCGTTCAGGGTAGACCTGATGACGTTGGCGTTATTCAGGTAGGCAAAACAGCTGATTTTAGAACGGCAGCAGAGCAGATGCAAACTTTAGAACGTAGAATAGGTGAAGCCTTTCTCGTACTATCAGTTAGGCAAAGCGAAAGAACAACTGCGGAAGAGGTACGCCTCACGCAAATGGAATTAGAACAACAGCTAGGTGGACTATTTAGTTTACTTACAGTTGAGTTCCTAATACCATACCTCAACAGAACATTACATATGCTACAACGCACGGGTCAACTACCGAAGATCCCTAAAGATGTGGTACGACCACAGATAGTAGCTGGTGTTAATGCTCTAGGTAGAGGACAAGACCAACAGTCTCTTGTTCAGTTCGCACAAACTCTAGCACAAACAATGGGACCAGAAGTCATGGCTAAGTATCTTGACCCCGGTGAGTACGTTAAACGTCTCGCAGCAGCTCAAGGTATAGATGTACTTAACCTAGTTAAGACACCTGAAACTATGCAAGCAGAGAATCAGAAAGCACAAGAACAGATGCAGCAACAGATGATGTTGAAGCAAGCTGGTCAGATAGCTGGTACTCCAATGATGGACCCAAGTAAAAACCCCGGAATGAATCAGATGATACAAGACGGATACGATCAATTAACAAATGGCAACACACAAGGCGAGCCGCCCACAGAAGGTAGCGAAGAAACCCCTCCCGAAGGTTAGCAGACCAGAACCACTGGTACCACAAAATGAAATAGCCACACCAACTAAGTTTACAACTAGAGCAAACATAGGAGCAGATCCTGAGCTAGTGACAACGTTTGGTCTTGGCAACCTAAAAGTAACCACCGCTAAAGGACTTAAAGATGACGGAAAAACTAACGTATGACCCAACTCCAGCTGACGCTCCTGAGTTTACAGAAGATGAACAAGACTCACTAGCTGTTGCGGAGAGATTAGGTCAAGAAGAATCTGAACTATATGCTGGTAAGTACCAGAGTGCAGAAGAATTAGAAGAAGCATACATTGAACTGCAAAGAAAATTAGGATCCTCTGATGAAGATGATGAAGTCGAAGAGACTACATTAGAAGATGATGAGTATCCTGAAGAGGTTGCAGCAGGTGTAGACTTAATCACTACTGCCTCAGAAGAATACTATGAGAATGAAGGAGCTATCTCTGAAGAAACAATGCAACGTTTTACAGAGATGTCTAGTTCAGATCTAGTAGAAGCTTACATGGCTATTAGAGATCGCAACCCAGATGTAGACGGCGGTGTAGCTGCTGACTTATCTGACGCTGAGATGAACCAAGTTTATAACTCAGCAGGTGGTGAAGCAGAGTATGGAAAATTAACAAGTTGGGCAGCTCAAAACTTATCAGAAACAAAGCTAGATGCTTTCAATGATATGATAGATAGAGGTAATTCTACCGCTATACAAATTGCAGTTGCTGGACTACGAGCTGAGTATGAAGCTCAACAAGGTTACGAAGGTCGAATGCTTACAGGTAAAGCTGCACAAGCTGCGGATGGATTCCGTAGTCAAGCTGAAGTTGTACAAGCTTTAAGTGATCCTCGTTATGAAAGAGATGAAGCATATCGTCAAGATGTGTATAACAAACTCGAACGTTCTGATATTGAATTTTAATTATGTCTAAAGCATATGATCCATCTGCACGTATTGATACGATGCAGGTAAAGTATAAAGTAAATGCTACAGGTGATCGTTGGTTCATTCCTTACAATGACAACGGCACTACAACAGAGCAAGTAGCTCAATGTAAAAAACAAGTTGGCAGTACAGCTGACGGTACAGACGCAGGAGCAGAACAGTAATGGCACCGATGGGACCGGGAACTTATGGTTCTCAAAAAGGTAGACCTAAAAAAAAGAAACCTAATCTTCTAGATAAACTAGCAGATAGAACTGGACAGAAACCCGGTTCAGGTAAACAAAAACTTCTTGACATGATGAAGAAGAATATGAAGAAAAGAAAATGACATGGCAGTCAAACGAAAGAGTGTTAGTCTAAAGATAGGCAAACATAAAAGTCGTTCAGGCGGCTTGACAGCTGCAGGTCGTAAGAAGTATAATGCAGCTACGGGTTCTAATCTAAAAGCTCCACAACCAGAAGGTGGCTCACGAAAGAAATCTTTCTGTGCTAGAATGGGTGGGGTCAAAGGACCAATGAAAGATAGCAAGGGTCGTCCAACACGGAAGGCACTTGCATTACGCAAATGGAAATGTTAACA